ATTTCCACTGGGGCTGTAATGTGATGAACGGTAAGTTCTCCTTCAATATGAGCACCTCCTGCAACCACAAGATTTCGGCTCACTCCCAGGCTGGAATCTACCATGACTTGATCATAATTTCTTTGACGTAATACCAAAATATCGCTGGTAATGACTGTTCTTTGACCGCCATCAATATTCAATTCATATTGGGCACCTATATTCACTTGTTGACCGGCAAAGCTTGTAATAGTTCCGCTCATTTCAATAGGTCCAAGGGTTTTTATACTGATTCCTCCGGCACCTACTTGCAGTGTGTAACGATTACACGCATTGATTGTATAATTGCCCCCAGGCAGATCATCCACATGAACAGGTTCAATCAAAGGACTGCTTTTTTGATTTTCATATACCCCTTGTTCGTCAATTTGAACTTTATAATTATATATTTTTCCAGCAGGATCTATCCTTATAGATCCAAAATCATTCATGACCATGCCCACCGTATCAATTTTGTGTTTGGCAACTTCAGTGATAAGACAACCACCCAATCCTATATTTTCTTCTATTTTTGCCAAATCCACAATTTTGCTTTGATATAATTGTTCTAATTTTTTCTTTTCAGGATTTTTTTCCCAATTACCATCCATGCTGCTTGGGTTTTTTCCACTCTTTCCACATACTGGACATCTGGATGTGGGAGGAAATGTAATAGATTGTGCAGGAGAAGACTTTCCTTTGGGATCTACAGTTTCGTATTTGTCTACACCATTGCTACTGATTGTGACAACAGGAATGACCACAGTTTTAAATTGATTGTTCAGTGCAGAATATTTTCTTCCTTTGGAACAAACAGGACAGGAACCGAAACTTCCACTTTGTTTTTGATTCAAAGAACTGGTTCGATTAGGATCTCCTTCTTTTTTCTTTGTGCGATTAATTTCAAAAAGCTGTTTGATATCTGCTATAGGATCTACCAAACTTTTCCATTGTTGTTGGGCATTTGTGTTTAAATTACCAATCTTCCAGTAAACATCTCCGGAAATAACATTGTCCATATCTCTTCCAACAAAAAGGTTTTGATAACCTTTAACTGTTAAAAATTGATCGGCCATGATCAAAGATTGGTCGTTCTTTGTGGCCAATTTTGTTATTGTTGCATTATTAAATTCAAGGAAAGAACCAGAATAATGTGTAAGTTTGATTGTTTCCTTCATGTCTGTATTCACAATCTCCAAAGCACCACCCTTTTGACTCATGACCATCTTGTTTCGATATGTTTCTACATCGCTTCTTTGACCCTTTAAAGCTTTGTTTTTCTCATCAATATTTTCATAAGTTCCTGGATAATCTTCAGCCACACCATAATCATCATCGTATATTCCTTGCCAATCTGATTGTCCATAGCTTGCCGCCCAATAAACAGGTCGGAGAGGGTTTCCGTCTAAAAAGAAAACCCATAGATGTGCGCCCACGTTTGGTATGCAAAACAATCCTTTTGCCCGATTACTATAACTGCTGGGAACATATGCATATGAATTTGGATTGACCCTGTTTGTATTGTTTTTAGGACTGGAATAAAAAGCATCAGAAACTCTAACTCCTGTCTTTTCTATCAAATTACCGGGTTTTTCTCCTATTCCATCAATATTTTGACTGGAATCTGTAGTGGAAAAATCATTGATTGGTTTGGTTGTTTCCAACAAGCTGCTGTCACTTATGCTACCTGTTTTTTCTGTGATATTATATCTTCCTCCACTGGATCCTCCAAAAAGAGGCATGGCACAATCAGCCCAAGGAAGTATTTTTTTCAAATCATCAATAATGCTATTAATGCTGCTTGTAAGATTTTCTCCTACAAAATTAAATTGTTTGTCTATTTTTACTTCATTCCATTTGTTATAAACGGTTGGTGTCACATGCGGAACAAATATCTTTAACCGTCCACGCTTTTCTGGATCGTTGTTTTGTACAACAATTCCCAAATATTGACCATCAAATCGTTTTTTCATTATATTAATCCTGCAGCTTTAAGCAGTTGTTCGCTGCTAGGGTTTTTAAAACGTTCATATCCTTTTGGATAATATGCTACTGTTGTTCTTCCAGAAGGAGAACGAACATTTCTTCCAATTACACCGTTTCTTGGAGGTTGAACTGTGGCTGCAACAGTTCCTCCTCCACTTATCTGTTGTATCACTTTTTCAAAAGCTTGACGGGACTTTTCTGTTTCGAAATAAACATCAATTGTAACTACCCTTTCAGGATTGCGATTATTTACTGTTTCTGTATCTGGACCAAATTCAATTTTATATTTTCCTCCATTTTTAGACATGAGATATTTCATTTTTTCACGAAAATCTGACCAATTTTCTTGAATTCCTATGCATCCTTCTGTTGCATTTGCTGCAGGATGAATCAATAAACCAGAACGTGTATCACTATAAACAGGATCGTACACATCATTAAGATCAAATGTATCCTGACCTCTTAAAGAACCTCTTTGACTTCTGCCTGCTTGCTGACGTTGTTGCGCAGTCATATAATTAGACACTGTATATGTGCCAAAAGGAATATTCCCTCTTCCGGCACCGCCATTCACAAATTTATATTTTCCTAAAAGTGTACCATCAGTATCTTTAAGAAGCAGATTTCCTGATAATTTTGAACCTCTGCCACCTGTTCTTACAGTTTGATCGGTTGATGCTGCCCCGCTGCCTGCTTCATAAGGTAATGGAGTATTATTTTCATTACCCAATGATATTCCCCTGGATCGGGCTGCTTGTTGAGAAACCACAGCTGAACCTGTATCCATGGCAACACGTGTTCCCAGTCGAGGATCCTCAAAAACTATTTTTGATCCATAAGGAATGATTGAAGGATCCACTGCACAACTAATTCCTTCCACAAGGTTTCCTTGTCCTGTTGAGCTATCACCTCGAGCTGTCCATTTGTCTCCTCCACTTCCTACCTTTTCTCCTTTGCCATATGTGGTAACAACAGCTTTTATTTTAAAATCTTCACCAGAGGATGCATTTGGAACAATTGGGGATGATTGTGCCTGAGTAGTATTTGCTCCAGCAGCATTGTTTGTGTAAGTTTGAGCATTATTTATTGCCTGAGTTTGAACGTTCGAATTGGCTTTTTGTGTAGTTGTATTAATAAAATTATTAATATTTTGTGGAGAAGCATTTAAATCCCTAATTTGTTTTGGAGATATATTAGAAGGAAGCGAAGTTTGAATGGAATTTAAAACAGAACTTATGTTTGAAACATTTTGAGAAGTTTGAAATATTGAACCAACTTGCGATTGAGATGATGAAAACACGGAAGAAGATCTTTGTGCTAATTGATTGAAAGTATTTTCGAAAATAGAATCAATGTTTACACCACCTCCGGCAAAATCCGGAATTTGTATGTTGCCCTGAATTGAATTTACAGCACCTAAAAATTGATTAACAATATCAATACCTTGGGTTATTTGATTTACTTGGCCGTTTAATATTTTGCTTGAAGGAAGCGTTGGAATACTATCCAAAATACTTGTAAAACCAAAAGCAGCCGGAACTTGTTGAACCAAAGCTGTTAAATTTTCAGGATTTAATTGGCTTATTTGTTGGGATGTTTGATCAAAATTGGGAGTGGAAGTTACTTTTTGCAATAATTGCAAATTCATTTCTGGTGCCAATTTTGACAATAATGCTGAAGATATTTCATTTGCCATAACCTAGAATTATTTAGAAAAAGAACCTTTTTTGCAATTAGTTGAAAAATTGATTATTTATGTTATATAAAATATCTTGAAAATTGCATTTTCTGGTCCTCAAGCTTCAGGTAAAAGTACTATTATAAAGAATCTTCTTGATAATCATTTAAACAAAAAGGATTATACTTTTATAAAAGGAGGTGCTCGTAAATTAAAAGATCTTGGTTTTGAAATAAATGAAAAAGGAGATGATCTTTCTCAGGTTCTTCTTTTCAACAATTACATTGATGATTTGGTTATCAAACCAAAACAATATAATACAAACAATTTCATTTATGATCGATGGTTAATGGATGGTGTGGTTTACAGTGAATGGAGCACAAGCATAGGAAAAAATAAACCTTGGGTTTTTGATTATGGTTTGCTCATGTTAAGAATGTTATGCACAGAAATTGATATTGTTTTTTATTGTGACCCAAATGGAATACCTGTGGAAAATGACAATTATAGAAACGTAGACTTGGAATATCGGAATATAATAACTTCAATTTTTGAGAATTATATGAAAGAGCATGTCGCTCCTTTTAAAAAATTGGTTCGTTTAACCGGTTCTTTGCAGGATAGAACTGCAAAAGTATTAAAAGAAATTAATAACCTAGATGGACCAAACGACGAAGATTAGGTGATACTGATTCGAAACCATTATCTGTCAATGTTTGACCATTGGGTGATTGCGTGGCAGTGGCTGCAGTAAACAAGCTGCTGCTACGATTTTTGTAAATTACAGCAAATTGCACGTTATTATATGCACGATCCACTCGCAATGTTACTGCATTTGCTGCAGAAAGAGTTTGAGAATTGGGAGTTAGATTTGCTGAAAGAGTAACATAAGCATTTGTGAGTGCTGTTGTTGTATCATTAAAAGCAATCAGTTCAATATTTGAACCTGCACTGATAAGATCTACTTTTTTTCCGCTTGCAGATAAGCTATAATTGATCGTTGGAATATAAGGAGGATTTACGCTTGCAGGGTCCAAAACTTGATTAGGGAAACTTAGTATTGCCATATAGTATTATTTATTCTTTTTTTAATATTTTTTTAATATAATCCAATTTTTGTTTTCACAATATCCCAAAGCAAAGTTGCTACTGCAGAAATAGTTATGGCACCTCCAACAATTTTTGTTTTAAATTTTTCAATATTTGTTAAACGATCATGATGATCATCAATTTTATTGATAATATGATCAATTTTAGTTTCCATGCGAACAACACGTTCCCGCACATCTACTATATCGTCTTGGTAAGGCATAATGAGTTTTAAATATTTATTGTTTATAATGTTATAATTTAGACATAATTTGCAATTTTTTGTTAGTTTTTAATACAAATAAAACTGGAATGACCACAATCATATATTCTTTCATAACCCAAGCTATCCATAATTATTCTTTCACTATATTCACACAATTCAGGATATTTTTTAACTAAAAAACTTTTGTTATATTTGTACCTATATTCTCTAATCATGTAATTTTTTGTATAAAAATAGTTAGGATTACTATTATGACTAAATTCAAATCCTAATTTTTTATAGAGATTTCCAATAGACCATCTTCTGTCGGCATAGGTTATAATTTTGTTCCATGAATAATTTTGTTTAAAGTAATTCAAAAGTTTTCCAGCACCTCCAGCAATCGAAAAATGAAAATTACTGCAAAAACGAAGTAACTCATAACTACCTTCAGGCACATTTTTATGACCCATTACTAATCTTGGTTTGGCAAAAGTCATCATACTTACCAAATGTTTTTTATAAAAAAGACCCAAACAAATGGAACTTCTATCATTTCCTTGTAAATGATATTTTTCAAGAAATTTTTGTTTCATTTTATAATCAACTATTTGAATTTCACACTCACGGGCACCTATTGTTCTTTTTTTAATACCTAGAATTGTTTTTAATCGGCTTTCTACTATTCTTGGATGATTTAATATTTCATCTGAAAATATTTGAATCAAACGAATATTTTTTTTCTGACTATTTTCCAATTTTTCTAAATGATAAAGACGAGGATTTTTTCCACGATTTATTATTTTTCTTTCTGTGTGCCAGTATAAGCCATGTACTTCTATTGCAAGATGATGGGAAGGAATATAAAAATCTAATTCTGATCTATTTTCAAGAATTAATCTATTCCTAAATTGATATTCGATATTATTCTTCTTTAGAAATGAAATTACAAAATTTTCTATGTTTGTTCCTTCATTAGTATGACAACATGGACAAACAGGAACCAAACCGTTCGCATAATATGCTTCAAATGTTTTTTCTGTTTTTGTGCATTGCCACGAATATATTTTATATTTTTCTCCACCATACTCTTGCATAGAAAAATTTGGTTTTATTTGATTTAATAAAAATAATTTATCATAGTACCGTTTTTTATGAATTTGTTTTACATATTCTGTTTTGGAAATATTTTCAACACCATATTTTTCTAAAAGAGTTTGTTTTATTTTTTCTTTTATAGAATCATTTGCAAAAGGATTTTCTACTCCAAATTTTTTCAAAAATGAATTTTTTCTGTTTTGTTTGATTTGTTCGCTTCTTTCAAGATATCTTTGTTCATACGGTAAACTATTTTTTTCTCTTATTTCTTTTCCAAGCAAAGGGGTTATAAAACCATATTTTTTTAAATTAGTTTTTTGAATTTTCTTTTTTATTTCTGTATTTCCCGCAGGTGCAATTGTTCCGTATTTTTCTAAATTGGTTTTTTTTCTTTTATCTATGGCTTGTTGTGATTGTGTTCCATATTCAACTCCGTATTTTTGTAAACAGGTTTTTTTTCTTTTTTCTATGATTTGTTTTTTTCTTTCTTTCCCAAATTTTTCTTCATAAGTTTTAGTCAAATTATTTTTTAAAAGCAAAAGAGGATTTTCGACTCCATATTTTTTTAAGCATGTTTTTTTACTCTTTTCTTTTATTTCTTTGTTCTTTTGAGGATTATCCACACCATATTTTTCAATATTTGTTTGTATTTTTTTATTTCTAACCTCTGGACAAGCATTACTGCATATTGCTGAACAATATTTCAAATATCTATCTTTTGTTACACTATATTTTACCGTTTTATTGCAAATTTTACAAACAGGATCTTTGGTTATATTGTTTTTTAATATATAAATCTTTTCTTTTAATGTTTTGTTTTTATCTTTTCCTAAATTTTCAATTCTTTCATCTATCATATTACATATATGTTGATAACGTCTAATGCTTGTATAGCTTTTAGTATTAAGAATTTCATTTAAATTTTTCATATAATGTTATTTAGCATAAACGACATACTAACTCAATCAAAATAATCAAAAAGAGGGGGATCTTTCGATCCCCCCCTCTTTTAAAAGTTCACGGGACATACCGTGTGAAAAGTTTTCTTTTATTTGCCAGAATCTACTTTTTTTAGAAGTAGACGCTCTGTGTGGCAGGTGTGAAGGCTTCGCCTAGACCAACGCAAAGAATTACGTGGTAGTACAGGTTTGCCCCGAATATATTATCAACAACACCATACCGAGTCATCAATCCAACGCGAGGCGAGAAGTCGTTAGGACCAATCGTGCGTTGAACGAGAACTGGGATGTATGGGCAGTAGATAATTCCGGTATCATAATACTCCGGCCCTTTGTAGCCGAGTAGTGCATACTCGACACGTTTAGAACGCTGCGGGTTTGTGTAAGAACCTGGATATGCTCCGAGGTTCTCAGCCTGCGCGTCTGTGCGGGTATCACGATACACGTTGAACCGACCACCGAGATTACCAACCTTAGCAACGCCAACAGGTTGAGTGTTGACATTACCTTGGACGGGAACCCACTGGAACTCAGGAAGCATTTCCAAGATTGCGCAAATGCGAGGTGTGGCAACAATAAAGTTGGCAGCACCACGACGATTACGAACCGCAATACGGTTTGCTTCAATGATGAGTCTCTGGTAGAAGTCGCGATTTCTCTCGACCAGCCAGCGACCATCTGCAGAAGCAGGGGACCATACGGAATATCCGGAGCCGTATCCAGCATTGAGTGCAACCTGAACCATACGAATGATCATCTCACGGTCGATTTCTGCCTGTAGCTCATAGCTCATAGCATTGGTCAACTCTGTGTCGATGTCGATACCATTCATATTCTTCAAGTCTTGTTCAAGCTCTACGGACCAGCGAGCGGCGAGCCTACGTGTTCCTGCTTCGACTGCAGTTTTCTCGAAAGAAACTTCAATCTGGGGAATCTTACCGGTAAGTTCGAATTGGCTCAGAATCTGGGCAACACCCTGATCCGTTCCCAACATGTTGAACACATTGGAATAGGGTTGAGTTGGTGCAGCACCAGACAACTGAGAAGACGAAGTGCCTGTATACCTTGTGTCAAGGAGCTGATAACCAAGTTCAGCACCGTTAGCAAGGGATTGAGGCTGGGCAAGAGCGCCATTAGCATTGGTTCCGCTACCGTCCACGCCATCGTTACCAAGCTGTTTAGCAAGGTACTTGTAGCGCAGAGCAAAAGCAAGACCAACTGGACCACTCATAGGTTGTACGCCTACGATCTCGTTGGTGATTAGTTCGGGGAATGTACGACGAATCATCGGGATCAGAATCTTGGGCAGACGAGCATCACCGGTGGCATAAGAATCACGCGAGGTGATCTGACCAGGGGGATTGAACGCTGCACCAATGCTAGCTCCAGAACCGAAAACACCACCGTTACCGGCGGAATTGTCTTCGTTAACTTGGCACCATTGCTCTTGGTTTTCCAAAAGCATGGCGGTGTTAAGACGGGTATGATCGTCTTCGATTGCCCGGACAGAATCCGAGGTATAATCGAGAACGGGTGCCCATTTTTCTAGAAGAGTCTTAGCACGACTCTGATTGATGTAACTCGTGGGAGGAGCGATACGCTTACTCATTTATTACATTCTCCTTTATAAAAAATCGACCAGTGACAAGAATGCCACCATATAATCTCAGGTTTAAACCTCAGAAATTACCAACGACCAAGCTCGTTGAGATAACTTGAAGTGGATGAGTCGGCTTCAGAAGCAGGCTTTTCAGAAGCTGCTTCCTCTACAACGACACGATCAACTGTTTCAGTTTGCTCTATAGCTTCGTCGCGAATTGTTGAAAGACGCTCCTCTTCAGTTTTATTAAAGAGTTTAAGAGTATAGTCGAAGTTTTCCTTGATGAACTCAACGTCCTTATTGCCAAGAAGCTTTTGGATATACTTCTTCTTGTTTTCAGGAAGCTCACGTGTCTTCTGTTCAAGAAGAAATGATGCTTGTGATTTGTTGAGTTCTTTTTCAAGAACTACTCCGCGCTCTTTTGCGCTTTCAAGCTCTTTACGAGCTTCATCTAATTGTTTCTTTCCGTCCATTACGGCTTCACGAATGCTTTCTTGGGCAGTCGCGGCATCAATGGCGAGAAGATTGCGAACCTTTCCGAGAATATCAACAGCACGGCGATTAGCCACTGCTTTTTTGATGTCTTCGGTAGGAACAACTTCATCAAGATAAGCTTCCAAATAGGTGCTGATATCATTGACGGTTTCATTTTTGAAATTCTTGGCTTCGCTGTTAAGAGCTTTTGTATATTTTTCAACAATAGATTTCAGCTTTCCGCTATGATTTTCATCGATAGCAGCAACAACTTTATTCAGCTTGGCAACATGATCTTTATCGATTGCTTCAACAAGAGATTCTAGCTTTTTGCTGTGATCTTCGTCTTGTTCAGCAAGAGCTTTTTCAACGTGTATTTTAACTTTTTCGTTAACAGAAGCTTCGAATGATTGTTGTATTTCATTCAAAGTTTGTTCGCTAAGAATATCCTTTGTGGCTTCTTTAAGTACATCAACAACGTTTTTGCTCATATATTTATTTATTTATTTTGTCCTAATTTTTTTATTTTTTTAAGTGCTTAACTGCGTTTTGTATACGATTTTGTAATTTAATGTCCATCACAGAATTAAGAGCTTTTTTAGCATTATTATAATCTTTTTCAGTAAGACATTTAAGAAAATTGTTGATAAGTGACTTTTGAATATTGTACATTGTCTTTATATTTAGCTTTTTGAGCTTAGTTTTCTAAAGAAAAGAACCACCTGTTCTTTCAAAAATGATTCAACATCATGCCGGGGAAGATTGCGAAGAGCATCAGAAAAACTGTCATAAATCTCCTCATAATGTCCACTTTCTTTAAGAACGAATTGTTTACTTTCCAAAATTCCGTCAACAAAAGCTTTGGGGAACGACGGATCAGCAACACAATCAATAGCAACCAAACGAAAATCTGAAACTTTGTTAACTCCATTTGAACTTTCTGAAAGTTTACCCAAGGCACGGCTACTCATTCCTACCTTAACACCATCTTGAATTAAACTCTTAACAATCATTCCCATAGGAGTGCTAAGAACTTTACTTTTACCAAAAAACACATTTCCGTCCTGACGAAGTTCAGTGACCATGTGACAAACCCGTTCCAAATTAACTTCAGGAGTTTGAGGATGATTCAATTCACCCATGCTACGATGATTCTTGATCATTTCTCCAGTATAGCGATTAACTTCTTTTGCCATTTCTTCCAGATTATAAATTCTACGATTACGATTGGCTTGTTCTGCCATCATGTAAGGACCTTTGATGAAAAGAGTGGCAGGTTGATTGGGATTTTTTTCTTCTAACACATATTCGAAATCTTCATTAGAAGCAGGCTTTTCTACAATAAGTTTTAATCCATCGTTCATGTTTAATTATTTATATATTTTATCTATTTTTTCGAGTTATTTATTTTTAAATCTTTTTCAGTAAGGATAATAAACTGCATATCATGGGTTTTTGCAAAAAATTTGGCTGCTTCCCATTTTGCACAATTTGTTACATAAGTCATTTGTTCATAGAGGATTGTGGATTTTCTACACTTGCTGTTTGTAAAATATGGTTTTTGTGTTTGTTTTTCTGGTTTTATTTCTACAAGATATTTTTTGTAAACATCTCCTTCTTTTATTACCATGTTAAGATCCACATGATATAACCTGGTTGTTTTTGAGAATGGATGAAAATAAGGAATCTTTATGCTTTCACTTGCCCAGCGTGAAACATTTGGATTATCATCACAAAAACGAAAAAATTTCAATTCATAGGATGATCTGTAAATGATAGGTTTTTTTCCAACATATTTTTTTTCATTTTTAGGACTGAAAACTCCCTGTATGAACCGGGAATTTTTTTGAAGAGGTATCATTAAAATTACCCAACCATGAAAGTTACCGGACTGGCATCCCCTAGTCCTGGAGCTGATCCTTCGTACAATCTCTTTTCTAGTTCTTCTTTTTCACGCAATCCTTGAGACAACATATCGTTATAATTGATCTGTCCACCCCCGAAAAGATTGACGGAAGTGTATTTTCCACGAACATGACCCACGGCAATTTTTGTTAAAGCCAATGCATATTGTTGAATCCACTGTTCTTGTATCAATTGATAAACTGGACGTTCAACAAAACATGAAATTATACCATAAAATCTGGAACCAGATCCTGGAGTACGGGGTGGTGGATACATTTGCAGGTACTGTGTACGTTCATCGAATTTAACTGAACGACGAATGGCCAAAAGTTTTTCTCGCATTTCTAACCAATCTTTAAGAATATACCAGCTGATTAAATCAAATCCATAATTTCCCATGGCATAACTAAAATAAGTTTGTTGAGCAAGAGTTTGTTCAATGGTGAACAATGTGTTTACTCCGTTATTGCTACCTTCCTCAAATTCACGAATATCAATAACTTTTCTATAATCACCAATAAGATAATCATAGCTGTTTAAAATAGAAAGTTGATCCGGAAGATTTCCTTTGGGATCATCTTCTGAAACTTGAAATGCCATGGGATTTGTTGGATCGCCAATGACCATATTTCCAATATTATACATGCTATTGATTTCAGTATTGCGAACATCAACTCGAAAATTAAAATCCCGAGTAAGACTAAAAAGAGTGTCTAATCTAACACCTTTTCCATCTTCATAAAGATTACTGTCAAACACAAGATATTCTTCTGTATAACCTGCAAATTTGCTAAACATTTCTAAAGCAATGCTAATATTCTCATACAATTGATCCTGATGAATTTCAACATTAACAAGAGGAGCGCCCAATTGACGGCTGATACGAATACCCAGATCATTGAAAGCTTTGATACGACTATTCAAATTGGTACTGTAAAAAGTACTCACGCTTTCTGTGACTGTGCAACTCAGGCTCATAGTGTGCTGCTTATGGAAACAAAAACGGTTCCTTTGTTTGCGGTTAGACCTTCCAATAATGCATAAATTGTATTGATACGTTCATTCAAAGCAGAAATTGCACTTTGTACTGTTGTTGCAAGAAGCTGTAATGGTTCTATTCTTGCTGAAAAATAATCTGTGTTTGTAATCGGAGTAAATGCAATTGCTGATGCGACACCCCCTGAAAGATAAGCTGAACTATTGTTTATTAAATTTGTATATGCATCATATCCAAGATTCCAATTACCACTAGTTGATTTTGTTGTATTGTAAACACTGTTCCATTGATTGCTGTTTCCGCCCTGAACAGTTATTGTATCGTTGGAACTGATTGCTCCGTTTACTGTAAATTCAACTGTGGGAAAACTTGTGTTTATGCCTACTTTTCCAAGAGATGCTGTTGTAAGACCATTTCCCACGTGAAGAACTTCGATTCCATCCAAATCATAGAAACTGGCAATATCATAAATTCCTGGAGCTTGTGCAACATAAAGTGCAGGTCCTATTCCATTATTGATTACACTAAGAGCACTTGTGGTTGTGAATATAGTATTCCTAAATACGGAATTGCCAAGTGCAGTTAAACTTCCTAAAATTGTTATATTTTTCTGAAAAATGTTGTCTGTATCTAAACGAGCAAAATTGGCACTATTTGTTTTAAGATATGTATAAGCATTATACCATTGATAACTATTACCTTCTAAAACCGTATGGAAAATTCCTTTAAACGGTGCTGATGGTGCAGCAACAGGATCTGTGCCACTTTCTAATACGCCAGCTGTGGGATCAGTATGGTGTGTTGATCTGTGCAGTTTTCCATGAAAAGGGTAATTTCCGGCCATATAATTATTTAATAAATCAATTGCACAATATGCTGATTAAAAATGCACCATCCCCAACTCCTTGCATAAGGTCGGCATTTGCTATTGTAATAATATTACAATTCAAAAGGAACAAAGGTAACGGTAATGGTGTATCCCCCTGGAATATGTTTAAAAGAGCTAATTGTTGCAAATATATCCTATACAGGCAGCGATTTATAACGTCACTTTGGAAATTCTCATTATTTCCAATAAAATTATTACAATTTATTGCTAAATTCTGATCATTCAAAACCGAATCATCTATATAGATATTTCTTACAAATTTATAACTTTGATAAATGTCGTTGTTTGTCATTTGAATATCAACTGCCGATAATGGAAGATAAGGATCCAAATCAAACTTAAATCTTTCTCTAGCTTCATTTAAAAGAATGTAATTATTGTTTATCAATTTAATAATTGATTTGTTAAACGTAAGAGCCTGTGAGTATTCTTCATCTTTAATATGAATTTGATCTTTTTTATAAATGTCAAAATCATATGAATATAACATATTATTTGTAAAATTAGGTTCGATAAACTTTAAAAATTGTCCACAGGACAGTATGGGAGATAATGACGTTCTTGAAAATGAAAATAACGTATCATTTTCATTTTCTAGAATAATATCAAGAGCTTTTAAATCATAATTTTTAACACCATCTCTTTGCAAATCAAATTTTCCAATTCTTGTTTCAGGACGTGTAAAGAATTTTTTATAAATTGATTTGTTTGTGAGAATATAAAAAATGTTTGTGTTGTTTTTACTAAAAACAAATTTAACACCAATTTCTCCTGTTGTTGTTTCTTGTGAAAAATCTATAACATCAAATGATGAATCCATAATTTTTAAAATTATTATTTTATTATTCTTGGACAACATGAAAATATCCGTATTTCCTGTTAGTTTATTTTTATGAAGTTTTATATCTACAATTTCATAATTTCTAAAAATTCGATTCACGACCAGGGAATAACGCCAATTCAAATCTGAATCATAAAATTTCAAACATGCATTTCCACTGTCCATAACAACAAGAGTTGAATTATAAAAATCTGCAGCAAATGGATTTCTAAACGCACCGTTATCGTATCTTCCTCCTTGACCACCAATAATTTTTCTGATGTAACGTTTATTCTTTTTTATATTTTCACCACCAATAAATCCTTCAATATCGTAAAGAATAACATTGTTATTGGTATAATCGATTGAATATAGATTGTATCCATCCACTATTAAATCTGTTACATTACCGTTTCTAAGTTGGGTAAATTCATCAATGTATGGAGATGATAAAATTACTGTGAATGATGAATAATTTTGATCTGTAACTGCATAAACGATTTGTTGACCTTGAGTTCCTATGAACAAAATTTCATCATTTTCAGTTTTTATTGTAACTAAATCTTGAAGAAAATCCAAAGCAGAAAGACCTGCGTTGGCAAATGGTGCGGCACTTGTATTCGGAATTGTATTTTGGTTCCATGACACATTATTTTTACCGGAAACAACACCTAGCCAGCTTGAAAATTGATAAGGAATTTGATTTGTTAAAAGTTTGCTTTGAGAATATAGGTAAATCAAATTTTCAAAGAAATAATCTAGTTTTAAATTAATGGCACCAGATACTGCTAATTCGTTTACAGGGATTTGTATTTTGGAAAAATCATAAGGTAATTTTATGAAATCGCCTGTGACACGATCAAACAAAAAAGGACTTTCATCAAATGATTTGGATATGGAAATCATAAATTTTCCCTCCAAATAAGATTGCTGATTTTGGTATAATATGGAAGGTTATTCATAAGAATTAGATTTAAATTTTCCTGAATATAATTTCTTGCCTGTTCATTTAAAATTTTGGAATTATTTATGGATATGTCCACAAAAGGCGACTTGTGATAAGGCACTCTTTGGCGGAAAAATTGTTGTACAGTCTCTGTATAATTTCTGGTTTCTGAAGGAAGAATAAAATTGATAGGTTTTATATCTTTAGAAAGCTTCTGTAATAGACGAATTTCATAATAATTTAAAGATTTTGTAAAGAAAAACACATCTCGCATCATGACGTTGCCTACTAAAAATGCATTTTGTACTTTATTTAATGTTTGAAACAATTCTGTACCTGCAAAATATTGCGTGGAACCAAATGACAAAGGTTCGGTTATAATATTACTAAATGTATATTTTCCTGGATTTATGTTTTTTGTGTCGACGATGTTTCCATTTACTATAAGTTTGGCTATACCTTCGATTGAATCCACACTTAAAGCAAATTCATGATATCCATAATTCAATTGAGTAGCGTTAAATTTTAAATTAATTTCATCAAAACTATTATATGCATATAAATTAGGAAGTCCTAATCTAACAGAAATGGTATGAGAAGGATAATTCAGATCCAAAAATTCTTTATTGTAATTGGAATTAGAAAAGCCGGAATATCTCACACCCGACAAATTATAATCAAAAGAATAAATTGTGGAATCGAAGACTGATATTTTTTCAGGATTTATACCTACAACTAAATTTGAATTGGCTGAAGAACACACAGCATAAACGGTTTCAATTTTTTGACCATTCGAATATATTTTTGAATAATCACTTGCAATAACCGTGCTAGAAGAAATTGGCATTTGAAGTGTGGTTACAATAAATCCTGCAGAATTGTGAACATAACAAGTGGAATTGTTATCAAAAATATAGAAATTGTTATTTTCATCTAATTTATATGTTAAAATGGTTCCACTGCTGTTAAACATTCGAGTCTCAATGTTGTTTGAAGAAATATTCCATTCTACAATCTCACCATTTTTAATATAAAAAATTCTGTACTCATCATATTTTTGAGCATTTTTTCCATCTATCACATATAAATTATTTCCTATCTTTTTTAAATCACCGGCGTTTGTCATTGGAGAAACTGAAAATACTCGGGAGAATGTGTTGTAGGTTATATCTTCTGTGTTTTTATTGTAAGAAACAACATCACCTGCGGATGAAACTAAAAAGTGAGTATAAAAATCATCAGAAACATGTGATATGGTAGTGGAAAGAGGTCCAAAAAATGTGCTGTCAAAAATTGTATTTTTTGAATCTAATTGAAATAATTCACCTTGATTATCCAAAACAAAATAATCATCTAAACTTTCCAATTGAACAATTTGTATGATCTGGTTTTGAAAATCCACCTGATCAATTTGGTTCATTTTTGTGTCATAAATGAGTATACTTTTATCTTTTATTATTCTTAAAAATGGAGTAACTGATCGGTCGGAATAAATTCCCAATCCCCTATTTATATAATTTCCTATTAATTGATGTCCAAACGGTTCAGAAAAATCTCTTGAAAACAGAGAAAATAAGATGGTGAATTGATTGTTGAAAGATTTGCTATTTATAGTTTCACATAATCCATATTGATTTCCAAAAAATGAATAATTTCCATTTTCAGTTGTTAATATTGTTCCTTTTACATCAAAATATTGATTAATTTGTTCAAAAAGAAGATTATTAGCATTTTGCTTTTTAAGATTTAAAATATCATTTTTTCCAGTTCTGTAATATGCATACAATGCATATGGATCGAATGTCAAATTACTAAAAACATCGAAAATTTCATTATTTGAATTAGATTGATTGGTAACACAATCATAATGACTAGTATATGTATAAACGTTTGAAGCAGAAAATGCCGATTCACGTGTTGTTTTGTTAGGAATAAAATACCGATCATACCATACTGGCAAAATATTCGGATCAGACGAACCGCTCAACCAGGAACATAGCCATGTTCCGTTTACTTCACCTAAAGGATCTCCGAACTTGGATGTTAAACTGTAATTGGACATTTTTTTCCAAACTTTGTCGGAAAATTCAGGAGTATTTGAAAAAATAGAACCAGATTCAACAAGATTTGTATCATTGATATTGATCATTTGATGAGGACCCATTTGCACGGGTGTATGAAAATATGTTATTTTTCCAGGTAAGAATGAATATTCATTTATACTACTTTGATAATTTGTTGAAAATTTAATATTTCCTGTTTGTTGATTTGAACCTGTATTCAAAGAAACATAATTTCTTTGTTTCTTATTATCGGCAGAAGATATATTATTTGAAGATGGTGTTAAAGAAGTTTTTTGATTGATAATATTAAAAGGCATTTCGACCGAGTTTATGTTGTTATATTCAGTATGAAAAACCAACTGGTTGGAATCTTTTTCAGTCACAGAGCAATTAACATTTAAATTGTTTGTATCATATTGTTTAGTATATTCAAACCAAAATGAAGAAACTGAATCTAGCAAGGTAAATTTTATGGGATGTAAATTAAAAACATTATTCTCTGTGAATTGTATATTTGAACCAGTGAGCGGACTAAAAGAAAGGGAAGATGCAATTTTTGTTAAAGTATAAACGTTATTATTTTTTCTATAAAAGAATGCAATAAGTTTATTGGCTTGATCAAAAATATATTCAAATTTTTGCTTTTCCAAAGTATTTGGAGAAAATATGTCATTGTCGGCTGAAAGAAAAACAACTTGATTAGAAAGCAGATTAAAATTTAAATAATATTTTATATTATAATAATTATGCGATACCCTACATGTGTTGTCGTTTAAAAAATCTATTTCAAAATAAAAATCGGGATTTTTTTCTCCAAACGAATTATTTGTATCTATTTCAAGATATTTTTTTGAAGAAGAAGGAATTGCCAACCAGTATCTTTGGGCTGTGTTAGTTATTGAGTCTATTCCGTTACTTATTACAGTTACAAATCCATTTCCAATCGATTCCGGTGTATCAATCTGAAAAGCATCGCTTATTTGAAGTGAAGATGTAAGTGCTAAAGTTGAAAAATTATTTGTTTTTTGATCATAATTGCTTTTTAAAAACTGTGGAAACGAAAAAACCAAGCAAGAATCAGAATAAACTTTTTGTTTTTTTGTAACAAAATCCATATCTGGTTGATATTGAGGATCCAATTCAGACCAGTTATTTGTGTTAAATTCTTTTACAATCATAAAAATACTTATTAAAGTGTTGGGGTTACATGCTTTATGATATTAAAAAATTAAGGTTGGGGTAAGTTCGGGCAATTGAAGATGGTGATACAAAAATTGTTGAATCTGTACCTAAAACGGCATAATGAATGTTTCTATCCTCATAACCCTGAAGAGTTAAAAGATATGAATGGTTATCATCCAATATTTGATAATTTATTATTTTATATTTTGCAGTTATATCAAAAAGACTGGGTTGGTTGATTCTGAATGTTATATCAAAAACATCCACATAAAAATTTTCTCGGTAACAGCTTATTGATTCATTATAGGTTTTTGAAAATTCAGGAGGTGTTTCATAAGTGGCGGTTATGCCGTTTAAAAAAGACGACGAATTTAAAAGATCAATATTATTTTCAATAATATTACCATTTAAGTATCCTATTATTTTTTCTATTTTATATAAACTTTGTTGTACATTTTTTAAAGAATAATTTATAATAACTGGTCCTGTGAATATAAACTCATTAAACTCATGTCTTCGAACAACAATATTGTTTGATGATAAAAATGTGGAGGTGTTGGTATAGGCAGATAATGGTAATGCAGACAAAGCAGGAGAACCACTGAGACCTAAAAATGTTGCAGAACTTAATATATTATTATATGTAAATGAATAACCTAATAAAGGATCATTATAAACATACCCATCAATTGTTGAAAATGATATGAAGTTTTCATTCGCTGTTAGATATATGATTGCCGTATTATAATTCATAATTAAAATCCTATGTTAATTCCCGTAATAGGACAGAAAATTGGGCTCAATACATCGAAGCCATTTACGGAATAAATTGGATAACCTGTTAGAATAGTTACCAATGCACAAAGTGAACTTAAAGGTGTAAGAGGTGGTTTAGGACATTGTATTGTTAAAACATATCCGGTCTGGTCTATTTTCTTTATAAAACCAAATGTTATATTGGAAATCAATTGAATGGCACAAGGAGGTACTATGCTTGGAGGAATAAAAATTGGAGAGCAACTTAAACTGAAAACTGCAACACTATCATATGTACGGGCAGCTAAAATTGAATTTTTTAAATGAACTTCTGTTCCCATATATACATTTGGAGCCAACTTAATCGGAGTATATGTGCTTCTAAGAATTGAAGATCCGGTTGTACCCAAATCATAAATGTTAACAACACCTGCTCTGGCATTTAATGCTACTGATTTTCTGGGAACTCCAACTGCCAAAACACCACCAAATAGTGATACACTATTTCCAAAATATGCTTCAGGTATTTCACCACCCGAAAGAATTTCAGTAAAATTCCAAGATGCAGTTTTAGAAAAAACGTATACAGCACCTTCGTCAGTATAATATGAATCCTTATAAGGTGCACCAACAACAGCAAAATTTTCAGAAATATCTATGCAATTTCCAAATCCTTCAGATGTGGAACCGATAGCAGACAAGAAATACACGCTTGAATAATTGTCATATCCATCATTTTCGAATATTTGAACTGAACCATCATAATAAGATACAATGCCGTTATTATTTTTGAAACTTATGTTATATGGTTGTTGTGAACTTAAATTTTGAACTGTAGATGTGTAATTCCAATCGTATCCACTTCTTTTATACATTTTTACTGCAGAAACAGTTGAAACAAACAAAAGATTTCCATCTATACTAGAACTATTTCCAAAACCAGGAGAACTATCATTTGTTATTGAATATTCTTTAACAATTCTTCGTCCTAAATTTCTATAAATGCTAAGATTGCTATTATTTGTATTTTTTGTGATTAAAATATTGTTATTATCAGTATTCTGAAAAATTTCAGAAGTTGTAAGTGGTGATGTGACTGGTTCGTAATTGATTGTTTGACGATAATCGTATGGAACTGTTTCTGATCTTGTTAGAATATAATTTGAAAAATTAAGATTATTTGTTTCTTCAACAAATAAATTATTTGATCCTAAAAATATTTTTCTGCTTTGACCTGTATTAAAAGGGACCTTTTTAATATCTTGATAACAAATTGGAAGACTTGAATCTATTTCAGCGTCTCTATTCAAAGCAAAATCATTTGAAAAACCATAAACATTAAATTGTTTAATTTTACATTTTGTTGTATTATCCGGAGAAACAAAAGTACAAACAACTCGATAAGCAGTTTCTTTTTGTTCTAAAAACGATTGTTCAGCTATAGTAACATATTCATCTTGATTAATAATTTTTTGAACTTTAATTTTTCGTCCCTGTTCACTTAAAATTATTCGTATTGATATATCTTTTGCATTTGATTCTGATGTTGAATTCTGTCCTAAATTAATATCAAAATTTGTTAAATTTTCAGAATAGCTTAAAAAATTATAATTATTTGATTGTGAATCACGAAATACAATTGTATTAGGATTAATTTTAAAATCACCGGTAGTTCTTCCATTTCCTCTTTTAGAGAACTCACCAGTAATATCCAAACCAACTCCAACATGTGCACCTCCAAGACCTTCATATGACAAACCCAAAGAAGGATTTGTATAAGGAGCATATCCCAATGATCCAGCAATTCCTCCTCCAAAAGGTGAAATTAAAGAATCCTCGTAAAATGCAACCGTCAATCCTCCTGAACATGCACCGGACGGATTAAACATTGAAAAAACCATAGATACGGCAATATCATGCCGACTATCAAAAGGTTTTTCGTTGTATATTCTTGAGAATTGCATATTTGTATTTATTTTAAAAATTTATTTGTCATGTGAGTTCGGTTTTTAATACATGTTGTCCACTGGCAACATATGTGAATGAATAAATTGAAGAACCAAATTGTGCAGTTATTGATTCGTTAATAGTTGTGAAATAATGTTCATTTGGTCCGGAAAAATCATAAACCAAAGTACCATAAACATCTCTTAGATTTAAATTATACACATCAATGCTTACATCAAATGTATTGGATACCGTATTATCACAAAAAACAAATGCAGAAACATTAGGAGCTATACTCAATGAACCAGTTGAAACATAATAATAATTATAACCGGCATATGAAATATTTGATGCAATAAAACTTGAAAAATATGGCTGGGAACCAGCAATTCCTGTTTCTAATCCAGTATGACGAACAGTTTGATCGTTTGTTATATCAGAATAATTTTTGTCATAAATGAATCCGCACGGCTTAAAAGCTATTACATTATCCAATTTAAGATCATTAAAAGATCTTATTAATCTATAATTTAAAAGTAACGAAACACCTGTTTTGTCATAACATTTTATAATTTGACCCAAAACTTGTGATTCATGATTATAATTTAAAATACTTTTATCACAAGTGATGGCATTAAATGATTCAGAACCCAAATCAAATGCAAATGAGCTTAAAGTATTGTAATCAGCAACTGTTGGGAAAAGCAAATCAAAATCCAAATCATGAATATTTGCTGCATATATTCTAGGATATAAAATCTTATTATTTGAAGATGAATTCTCGTTGAAAAGTGTTAAAAATGAAACGATAATGTTTTTATATTCTTCATCATACCAAAAATTAGAACTGTTTTCCAAAGCAGATGAAGATGTATATTTTGTAAAATATGTGGTTTTAACATAGTTTGAATCGAAAATTTTAGTTTGAAAATCAAAATTTAATTTATCAAAAATTATATATTTTGGAGTTTCTATTATTATTGTGTTGAAAATTAAATCAAAATTAATAATTGAATTTTGCATTTCATTTCTAACATTTTCTGGGTACTTTATAAACACCGCACTTAGGGCTGCACTTAAAGAAACTATATTTGAATCATCATAATAACGTATAAACACAGTTCCTTTTTGATAGTTTTCTGTATCATAAAATGAAGATAAAGGTTCTATGGAAGAATTATTGATAATAGTTTCTGATGGATATGCTGATAGTGATGTTTGTTCATATGTCCTTTTTGAAGAATTCTTAAAGAAACCAAAATGGTTTCCGAAAATATCTGTTTTGTGTTTTATCAATAATCCTTGATTGTATAAAAGATAATCAGATCTATCAATTACAGGGTAAAAATCATCATTTTTAAAATCAAAAATATCCTTATTTCTCCATATCAGTTGCTCATTCCAAAAATCCTGATAATCGCTTATTCTAGAAACACCTTCATCAGTATTATAATCTAATTCGCTTTTGTTAGTATAGGAATAAAATTTTTGTTTTTTTGGATCAGAATATATACTACCAAATGCATAATCATTTGACCAATCGTAACGATTCCATTGTACATCACGTAAATATCCAATACCACTCAGAGATTGTTCCTGTAATGATAATCCTATTGCATCAAATCCGACTTCAGGATCTGGTATTACAATTGTTTGATTTGAATAAAGTGAATTTGAAATTGTAAACTCTTTTTTAAAAGTATTCCAATACGAAATTCCTAGATTATTATTTGTGAAAAACCTACCCAGATATTTTTCACGTTTTGCAGATGTTTCTTCGGAAATATGAGAAACTGTCGGATATCTACGGTTTAATAAATTTTGATAAGGAGTTGCAGATTCTAATATTTTTGAACTTACTGTGTTAAAATCAGACGTGCCTGACAATAGATAAAGATCAGACCCCATATTTTTTTCATAATATTTTCCGTATTTGTAAACGTTTGTATGTTCTGCAATCGAATCATTCGTGTATAATTGAAAATCTCTCGAACCTAAAAAGCCATAATTAACTCCAGAAAGAAAATAATTTATTGAAAAATTTGTTGTTCCCAATTCATTAAGAAATAATGGATAAGCTCGGATTGCATCTTGAATTGCTGCATTTAAATCATACAATCCTTTATCATTAACATTTACAGAATCCAAATAAAAAAATTTTTGTCTTTCTGGGTCTGTTATTCCGTATTTTGCATATGAAGAATCTGGAACAATATCAAAATAATATTGTTGTGTGTCAAATTTTTCTTCTATTTGAACATGCAGATCATTTATAACTGATGAAAGAGGTGGTAAATTTATGCCAGTAGGTTCAAATTCATTATTTTCAAGTATTTCGATAATTGATTTTTTAATTAGAGTTTCAATTCCAAAATTACTTCCTTTTAAATTAGCACGTATTACTCCAGTTTGTACTTTATCTCTGTTTTGAGCATAATATTGACATATTCTTTTTATTTTTTTAGAAAAGAAAGGTATTGCCACATCTAATGATTGATTATCGTTAAAATTTAGATTACTTAAAAATCTTTTTTCATCAAAAGTTGAATATTTTAAAGCAATTTCTTTTAATAAATTTATATAAATTATACGTGTATATTCAGTTGTGCTATTTTTTGAAAATTTATTGTAGTCAAACCAGGCATTCAAATAGCGTGTATATGTAAAAAAATACGCAGAAGAATCTGTGCTTAATATATTCATGTTTTCTAACCATGAAATTAGTGTATATGGCGCTTCAAAATCACCAGGAACCAGTGTATTTTCAGCATTTAATACTGAATTTTTTGGTACATATGTTTGATCTAAATGTGACATAAGATTAATTACCTGAACTTAATATCCCCAACCCTACAGAGAGTTGATAATTTATCATATTATCGGTCAGTTGATCATCACCGAACCATGAATAATATGAGCTTTGGTTTTTTGTTATTGTTGTAAATTTTCTATCCCAGTCTATTACATTATCATAAAAAATTTCATCTGAGCCAGGTTTGTAGCTGTAAATTTCATAATATCTGGATACTTCAGTTCCGCTTATTCCATCACCAAGAACCAATGTCCAACCCCAATCAGTATTAATATCGCTCAATCGAACCACTTGGGTTCCTCCAGATAAAAAACTATTTTTTACAACTCCGAAATTTGTTAATTTTCCTTCTGAATATACTTGTCCAAACTTTTCAAATAAAACAACCTGACCTGATGTTGGTAATATGGTTGTTTCAATTGGAAGAAGATCACCTAAATTTCTTCCATAGTTTGGATTGTTTAATGTTTGTCTTTTGTCATAATTAGAAGAAAATTCATTTGCCTGACCTCTTAAAACAGATTCTTTACAAGAAAATAAATCAACTAATCTTTGTAAATCAGAAGGAAATGGAAAATTATAATCCTGTAATACTACACCTATAGTTTCCTCCATGCTTTTCAATTGTGCC